GCCCCCGTTGGACTGTGACCCTGCCACACCTGAAGAAGTGTTGCCTTCGATTGTCTGGACCCAGCTACCACGGTTGGCTTCAACGAAGCCCACGTGGTCCGCAATGTTGTCGTTGTCCCAGTCGAAACACAGGTAGTCCCCTGGGATCGCCTGAATCTTAGGTACGAGGCGACCGGCCTTGGCCGCCGTGTTAATGCCGTAGGGGACGTAGGCAAAATCCCCGCCTACCGGCTCCATGCCGGCTGCGCGCAGAACCCAGGTGACGAACATTGCGCAATACGGTACCCCGCTGGTCCCGTAGTAGGCACCATGTCGCGTGGCGAAATCACGCCCATACTTGGTGCCAGCTTCGGGGTCATTCCAGCGGGAATATCCGATTTCGGCTGCAGCGATCCGCAGCACATCAATTGCTGTACTCATAGATGATTTCCTCCAGTTCGTGAACGTCTGCGGGCGTGTTATCAGCCGGCGGCATGGAAGCCACCAATTCCTCAACATCGGGTGTCATTTCGTTTTCTCCTCCTTTTTGGGTATGGGAAAGCCCCTACACAAGGGCGTGCAGGGGCTAGTGCTAGGAAGTGCTACTTACTGCTGAATTAGCAGGAGGTGGTCAGGATCCAGGGGTCGTGTCGCTGAGCGCTGCCGGGTCTCCTCCCGCCTGCAGGTACTTTGAGAGCAGGTCCACGACCTGAGCCTGCGTGGTGGCCAGGATGTGGCGGCGTTCGCTCTCAGCAGCGATATCCTGGGTGAGCTTTGTGAACTCTTCCTCGGTGAGAGAGCGCAGATCAATGGGGTCCATGGCGGTCTCCTTTCTTTCAGTATTTGATGATGTAGTTCAAAACGAGGTAGGGGGGCATGTTGTTGTGCGGCGAGCTTTGTCCGGTAGCGCCGGTGGCGATATCAGAGAAGCTCAGGTTGTCGTGGCGTTTGTTGGTGAACCACCTGGTCCCGTTCGTGTCGCTCACATAGGGTTGCCAACCGGAACGTGTCTGCACATCCACATACGTGTTTTCATTCATGGGGTGCTGGTGCGAGGGCATTTCAGCGATGCTCAGTGTGTGTGCTTCTTCGCCTCCGATGCGGCCTAGGGCGCTGAATGTCCCCTGGTTTTTGCCGACAGTCGTCCTGCCGCGCAGGTCAGGGACCCTGAAGGAGCCGTTCCCTCCCCCGTAGGTGGTTCCAATGATCGCGTACAGGGCCGGATACGACGAAGACGAATACTGCGTCCCATCACACAAAAGCCATCCCGTGGGGGCGCTAGAGCCCGCGAATGGGACGATTGTTCCTGTTGGAACCCCGCCACCTGCTCCGGCTGGGCCGGGCGGCCCTTGGAGGCCTTGTGAGCCTTGCGGGCCTTGGGGTCCTCGCTCACCCTGCTGGC